TGGATTCTTCCAAGTATCAGTAGGTTTCTGTTTCCATAAAATATCGTACCACTTCAAAACTTCACCTCGTGTATTGTGTATTTAAATCTTTCTTTACTATAAGTATTTATTCGTTCTTTAAAGTGTCTCAAAGTATAATTCTCTCTTTTCTTATAACTTAAATCATCTGCAATATCAAAAAGAGTTGCATTTACTTTATCTTTACTTGTTCTTAACACCCTACCAATTGATTGTAATACACGAATCTTAGATTTACTAGGACTTGCAAACACAATGTTGTGTAGGTTCTTAATATTTATACCTGTTGAGAAAGTCCCATAGGATGCAATGATTACACATCCTTCTTCCTTTTCCATCAACTCTCTGACCTTTTCTCTATTGATTGTATCTGTTCCACCATAGATAAAGAATGATTTGATACCAGCTTTTTGGAATGCATCATATATCTTTCTACCATGTTTATCTACATACTGAAACAATATCAATGTATTACCCTTCTGACCTAATGTAAGATTCTTTATAAACTGTGTTCTCTTTTCATTACCAGCAAGGAATTCCATTTCTCTAGGATAATCCATAGATACAACTTCTTTAGATACCTCTGGTGGATACTTTAATACTAAACATTGTATATCTAACTCTGCAAGAATACCTTCATCCATCAAATCACTAGAAGTAGTTACATAATGTGTAGGGCCAAACAATCCTTCTAATACTAATTTATGTGTTTGTGTATCATCTAATGTACCAGTCAATCCCCATCTATGACCAATGTCTTTCATCTTTTCCATGATACCAGTAAGTACTTTTGCTTTGAATAAGTGTGCTTCATCACCAAACACTGCACCAAATCCATCGTAAAACGATTTTGGCATTTTGGATAGGGTCTGCCAAGTAGTCACTACTATGTCGGTATCTCCTACCTTTGCACCACCATACATCTTATCAATAGGTTTATCGTATCCATAATCTGCAAAGTCTTTAGACATTTGTTCTACTAGTGATGTTGTAGGTACAATAACCAATACTTTCTTTTTGTGCATGGATATAAAATGTCTTGCAATACAATATATGATTGCAGATTTACCACTTGCAGTTGGAGATACTAACAATTGTCTTCTATATTTAATACCTCTTGATATTGCCTCTACTTGATAATCTCTAAGAGGGAATCCCATATTTAATCCATCGGTAAAGTCTGGATACTCTATATCAGTTTCCCATCCATAACCTTCCATGTTGTAGTCTCTATCTTTTGCAAATTGTTCTAATGCATAATATAGTCCAAGATACAACTTACCAGTAGTTTGTGCATATAAACGAATGTTTCCATCCCAATATTTGTTTCGTACAGATGGCATGAACTTTGCGCCAGGCACTGGGAAAGTAAAGTAATCGGACAACTCTCTCTTGATAGATTCATCTGCATCTACCTTGATATGAGTATTGTCGATTTTGGTTATCTGAATGTCGGCCCTGCTATCCATCCTACTAATGAATGTCTCATTCCTCTTATTACTGGGGTTACTTGGTGATATACAAAAGATGGAAATACGATTATACTTCCTTGTTCTCTTGCTTTTTGTTCTGCTCTGTATGTGATATTATCTGGTGTCATAGTCTGTGGATTCAATCCAAATGGGTCAGTCCATTCAAAGTGTCCACCTTCATATTCATCTGGATGTGACAAGTTTACACTGTATGAAAGTTTTCTATATGTATTTAATCTTTCATTTATCAAAGGGTCATTCTTACATTCTTCTTCTGTATATGGTGTATGATGTCCATCACAATGCCAACTATAATGTTCTTTTTTATCTGGGTCATATTTATATGTTGTAAATTGATATGTTTCATGAAATGATAAATCAAACTTAAAAAATTCTTCATTTACTTGTCTTACATGTGGAGTAATATGGTCAAAGATAGTAAGTCCATCTGATAGTTTTGCATCTCTATCTAACCATGCAACACCAGATTTACGAGTATAATGGTCTTCAATACCTTCTTCACTACCACCTATCTGTCCATACTCAGTATAAGTATCTTTACCAATTTGTATTATTTCTTCACATATATTAGGTGGAATTACTCTTGATAATTGAAGACAATGTTCTTGTAAGAATGAGGGCATAATATATTATCCAGCTGGATTAGTAAACTTCAACCAATCGATTGCATTCTTGATTGATTGATGTCTCCATGTAATGATATTTAGTATCTCTTTTAAACAGTCAACACATTCAGTAAGATATTCTACTTTGAGTTTCATATCAGATAAATCTTTATCTGCATTAAAGTAGTAATTATAGTCTTGTTTGATTACTCTATGACCTTCGAATGGGTCATATGACCATCCTAATTCATCTATCTCTTCTTTAGATAACTTATCGGTATACCATAACCACTTCTTCTTTAGAAGTTGATTATACTTTACCTCATAAGATTTAAGAGATAATCTTTTTTCGTTTAGGAGTTCTAGGTATTTTGCATGTAAAGAAGGTGTTTGTAAGGATGCTTTATCCAAATCAATCTGGTCAATTACAGAATCAACCTTCCACATACTTTGTATTTCTTCTAATGTCATAATATAATTATACCACGAAAGTGGTATTTGTCCACCAAATTACGATGTGGATGCTATTTCAAAGTTTGTAAATTGGAAAGATGCAGTACAAGTTACATATGATAAACCACCAGCAACAGTAGTATCCATTGTAATCTCACCTAACGATGTAGGAAATGCACCTTGTATTCTTATATATCTATTGGGATTATTTGCAGCTGTAGTAACTACGATAGTCATATCTGAGTATATTGCATCATAATCACCAGAACCATCATATGGTTCATTTGCTCTTCTGTTTGCACCTACAAGACTTCTAAACTTATCTGGGTCTGTAGAACTAGTAAGTTGTGACATCCATGTATATAACTCAGTCCAGTTTTCCATGTTTTCATCAACAATAAATGTGACAGTTATTTCACCAAGATTTAATTTATCGCCAGGTGCTTTAACATTTAAACCTAAATTAGTAGGTTGAATTACCTCTGCAACACTTACAGATGGTACATTAACACCAGTTGCAAAATATTTTGTATTAGGTAATTTTTTAACTAATAGTTCGAATTGAGTTGGTGCAAGATAGGATAAATTATCTGGAAGGTTACCAGCCCATGATGCAGTAGTAATAGTTCTTGTAGTCATAGTAGTATTTATAACAAAAAGAAAGGGAGTCTAGGACTCCCTTCCTAAAATTACTTAAGCTGCAATTTTACCAGTAATTCCTCGATAAGTAATTTGTTTACTTTTCTTGGATTTCTGTCTTGCTTCTTTAAGGTCTTTTGCGTCGTATTTGATACCTCTGTAGCAATACATAGTAGCCTCCAGTTTTCATTTCGATTTCGTACATACAACTTTCGTTGCACACCCTTCTCCATGCGTTCCTTCGGTAAGATGTCGGTCTCTGTTCCCCTAGGGTACTTAGCTTGCCTTTCAAGATATGAAAGAGGTTTTCTTGTCTTCCTACTTCCGACTCCATAAGGAGTTGAACGATGGTATTCGATTGAATACCATTTATATTTATAACAAATAAAAGTTGCATTATAGGTACATAATTTAGTATAATATGTTTTTAGTGAGTGAGGTAAAGGAAAGAATGACATAAAGTAAGGTAACGGCGAAAGACAGAGGTCGATAGTCAATCACCCCACCTTGGGTTTATATTGAAGGTTCGCAACCTTCCCCAGAGGTGGGTTTTTTTTGGCATAAAAAAAGGGACTCCGAAGAGTCCCTTTTAGAAAAGTCTACGACTTTTAAAAAACCTTATAGAATGTTTTCTATTTCGATTTTTCTGTAGTAGAAGTTTGAACCAGCAGATGCCAACCCATCACTTGGAGAAGACCCTACGAAAGGATTAGAAATCATTCCATATCTAGTCTTGAATCCAATTTTTGGTTGGAAGGAGTTCTCACCAACTGCACGAACCATTTGTAATGGAACATATGGGCAGTAGAAAACACCAGCATCATAAGGGTTTGAACCTCTGTAACCAATAGTCATGTAACCTTCGTTGTTGTGACCACTTACTGGGTCAAGAGTGTAATATGGGTCAATGTACACTTTGTACTTACCATTTAGAACACCAACAAAAGTGTTACCAGCGTCGTCAACATTTAACTCAGTGTTAAGAGCAGGAGCGTAATCTAACATTCCAGCCATTGACAATGCAGAAGCTACATCAGAAGAACAAAGGATAAAGTTACCTTTTCCTCTTCTTGATTCTCTTGCGATTACATTAGCATCTCTTTCTACTTGGAAGAGCATACCTTTGAACTTCTCAACTGACCATCTACCAGATGAATCAACATCTAAGTCGAATCTACCAGCATTAGCAACACCAGTTTGAGCACCAGCTTTTGCTTGGATGTTAACAGTTCTTACAACTTCCCTGTTAATTTCTGCAAGAATTTCAGCAGAAAGGATGTTTGCAAGTTCTGTTTCAGCGTCAAGACCATGAATTGCTTTAAGGTCTTGTGCAAGTTCAATTGTGTATTCAGCTTTAAGAGCTCTTGACTTAGCAGTAACAGTTGCTTTCTCGATTGTGAAAGCCATTGATGCAAAAGCATTAGAGGCACTATCACCTTTTGCTTCAGCAGCTGCTGTAGTCATACCAGTACCAGTTGCATAAGTAGCTGCATCCCCAAATGGGTCTGTACCTGCTTGTGTTCCAGCACCAGAGAAATCTGTATCAGCTTCGTCAAACAATGCTTCAGTCATAGCTAATCTTGAAGTATTGTCGTTATATCTAGCCTTCATACAGAATACTAATCCTGTAGGGCCAGTCATTGGTTGCACACCACAGATGTCGTATGCAATAAGGTTTGGAAGAGACCTTCTTACTAATGAAATAAGAATTGGATTCCAGTTATCGATACCTGTTCCACCAACAGCACCACCAGCGTTGTTGATAGGAGCATCCTCAGAAATCATTCCTCTTTCTTCGTTAAAGGCTCTTTCTTGGTTCTCTAGAACCACAGAAGTAACTGCTTTTTTGTATGGGTCAGTGATTTCTGGTAAATCTGGATGACTCAATACTGGCTGCCACTTCTCTTGTAAGTTTTCTGACATAAACATTTTATGTTTCCCCTTAATTTTTAAAAAGTGTTAATAAAATAGTATTCCTTAAGAATATTTCTTAGGGTCTACTTTTCCAATTGCGGCAGAATATGCAGCCATGCTTGGGTCAAGGATTTTATCCTCAGTCGAAGCATTTTCATCGCTATCACTAACCACTTCTTCGTCTAACTGTAGAGTTTCTTTTGAACCACTAAAGTAAGACTCTTTGATTGTTTTGACATTAGATTCAAAATCTTCATCTTGGTCTAAGTCTTCAATCAGTTTAGTAAGTTTCTCAACTTCACTTGAAGTTAAGTCACTTGACATTTCTGAAACCACTTTGTCTCTGACAAGTGCATCTCTTTCTTGAGATAAATCGATATTTTTAGAAACTTCTTCATTTAGTTTAGCTTCTACTTCTTCGATTTTACTTGCAAGTTCGTCAACAACATCTAATTTGTCATCTGGAACTTCAACATAATGGTCTTCGAATAGTGCTTTAAGTCCTTGTATAAAGTTTTCTGTTAACTCAGACTTAAGTCCTCTTTCGATTGCAAGTTCGTTATCTTTAACCCACTCTTCTGCAACATAACCTAAGAAAGAGTCAACTTTGTTAACTAAATCTTCTTTTATTTCGTTAGATGCTTCAACAATCTCGTCTCTCTTCTGAGATTCAAGTTCTTCTTTGATTTCACTAACTTTTGCAGATACAGCAGCTTCAAATACTACTTTTGCTTTGTTTTTGAATTCTTCTGAAAGGTCTTCACCACCGACTAATGCATCGATATCGTCTGACATATCGAAAGATTCTTTCTTAGACTCTTCTTTTTCGTCTTCGTCATCATCTTCCTCTTCGTCATCTTTTTGAGCCATCTTCATTTTAGGTGCCTCTTTCATATCTTTCTCATCGTCTTCGTCCTCGTCATCATCATCTTTATCACCATGAGATGCTTCAAGGATTGCAGTTAAAGATTCTTTCACAACTTCTTCGTCCTCTGATTTGAAATGTTCAGCAATTTTCTTAAGAAGGTCAGCCTTTGTTGACTCAGATTTTTCATCTTCGTCTTCATCGTCTTCGTCATCTTCTTTGTCTTTCTTCATCATTTCATTGACCAAGG